CGTGTTTAAAACATCGTTACCTACAATAAGTATTATCTTATCTATATTAAAGCCCTTAGACTTACTTAAAATAGACGACACACCATCTCTGACGCGTTGTACTGCCATCTGAGAATTGTATTCCTCTCCTGTTTCGAATGCAGAACATAGCTTGTTCACGTGAATATCTGCAGGATCTATAAGTAAGCAGTGCGATTCCTCCTCTGAATCCGTTCGAATTATTTGAATGTAGTTAGGTTTGATATCCTTAACCGATGCAATAAAGTCCTCTTTAAAGTCTTCGTATTTGAATGTATTCGTTTCGCCTTTTACGTTGATGGAATAGTGCTTGCCTTTATACCAATAGTTTTTGATTCTATCAGGATCTATTCCTACGGCTTCACATTCTTCGAATACACCTTTGTTTTTCTCTTTGTTTATGATTTCTGAAGTTCTTCTTCTTTTGCTATCCGTAAATTCAATGTTATTTTCTTTACAGATTTTTTTTGCTATGTCAGAGATAGGCAATCCTGACTTGTATAGACTTAGCATTTGGTCTTTGTATTCCTTCATGCTTAATTAACTAACAATTTAATTAATTGTTTTAACATAAAAAAACCAACCTTATATTAGTTGGTCATTTCTTTAACATATATTTAATTGGATTAATATTCACAAAGGTAAACTTACCATCGATTCGTTGCATTATACCTTTATCTTTTTTCATTCGGATGTAAGTACATATTCTGCATTCAATACACCTACCTTTTGCAGATTCACGTTGATACTTTGAGCTATCTACATGATACATAAACAAAGGGTAGTTTCTTTTACACGTAAAGCAAATTTTACAATTTATCATACATTCTCTTTTCTATTGGTGAAAGTTCTGCATACGTACATCTGAAACCATTTAGCATTTCTTCTTCAGTCATATATTCAGTATCTTTGTAACCTAACACTGCTTTACTGAAATACTTTGCTTTCTCTTTATCTAGTCGTTTCTGACCTTCTATTTGGCACTTACTAATCCTTGTAGCACGTTTATTCAACTCGTTTAGTATTGTAGTGTTAAAAGGTTGTCTTTGCAGTCTACGTGTTAAATCTTCCGTAGCTAGTTTTCTTGCGTAATCACTTGTCATAATATAAATAGTATTGTAATCGTTATTACTATAATCGCTAATATCACTTTTGCTAATGTCATATGTTTATATACTTTGGTCGATCATCCGTAAACAACTTCTTATTTGCATCCTTAACGCGTTTAAGCGCTTTTCTGTCTTTTTCGATAGTATCTATTATCCAATAAATAAAACCTCCTAAAATTGCCTCTATCATAATCTATTTATTTCTTTTTTAACTTCTTTCCAATATTGTTTTAATTCTTTCGATAAACCATAAGTATGTGATTTTATAATATTATCAACTGTAATCAAAGCACATTTTTTTGCTTGAGCCCATTCTAATCCATAACTTACTTCACAATCTAATTCGTAAAAATCATTAAATAAATGTTCTGCTTTTAATTTTGGTGTCATAAATTTTCCCTTAAATTAATTACACAATGTTTTTGAAATATTAAATTTAAAGAACTATGTGTTAAATCAACAATAAACGCATCAAATTCTTCTCCATAATTAGCTTTGATAGAACATCTGTAAACTTTTATTTTATACTTATCAATTAAGTGCATAGCTAAATGTAAATTTATTTTATACGCATGATAACTTGATGCTATTTCTGCATATTTATTTCCATTGATTAATTCAAAATTGTATGTTTTATATACTTCTTCCATATTAACTAAATTTTACTATAAATTCGTTTTTTAATTGATTTAAATACTTTGGGTTGTAAAAACCAGTCGGATGGTTTTCTTTTCTTGTCCCATCTGAATTGTAAAATTTAATAATTCCATTTGGACAAATAATAGCAATTTCTTTTTTCATATCTTTCTTTGTTTGTTTCTACAAATATAATACTTTTATTATAATAAAATAACAATTTAAACAAAAAAAAACGCAACCCTTTTGAGATTGCGTCGAACGTACTATACTATAGTATGTGTGGTTATATTTTTGGATAGGTTAATCCGTTTACGTCTTTGAAACTATCTCCCGTGTCTAATTTTCGTTTCAAACTTTGCCACGTGTGACCGAATGCTTTTTGAAAATGTGGATAATCTTTGAATGACTTCCAATCTCCACCCCATTCATAACCTTTAGATTTAAAATAGTCTACTACTACTTTATGATATGGTGACTTTAAATCCCATTCAATAGTTTCAAATGTGCCGTTATTGTCTTTATCTAACATGATGACGTAATCAAAAGCTAAGCCATAGTTATGTATAGATTGACCGCCTTTAGCATTCGTTACTTTAGGTCTTTGGTTATATAGTACGTTTTGTTCTGCAATACTTCGGTAAACGTACGCGAAACGCAATCTAACACCTTTTGGTAGCTTATTATTACATTCAATGTAATATTGCTTTAACTCTTCCCTAATCTTTGGATGAGCTTGTGCTATTCTATCAATCGTTAATTGATCCATTACTCAACCGCTAAATGTGAAACAGATTTAATTGTGCCTCCTATTGTCATTAAAACACCTCCTACTATTGGTAGCGGTTTAACTAAAACACCTCCTACTATTGTAAGTGCTACACCTACTTTACCAACTTTAACCCAAAATTTAGGCCTTGGTGCTTTTATTCTTTCTAAAATTTTCATATTTATTGATTTAAAATGTTTCCGATTTCGTTTATTTGTTGTTTAAACTCTCTGTAATTAAAGTTTTTATTAATAGTATCTTTTACAAAGTCTAATCCTATATAAGCTGTAAATCTACCATTCTTAAATACAGGTGCTACTACAATGCTTTTTATTCCTTGGTCTCTTAAAGATAATCTAGTTGCGTTCTCTCGTATGTCATTTATGTCAGAATATACCATCTTATTAAGCATCACCTCCTGAAGAAAGACAGGGAATAAGCTAGTAGGTAAATTTTGTAATTGCATAGCCTCTGATGATATACCTCTGTTACATACTTCAAATGCCATTGATTGATGGTTTTTATGCTTACCATCGTAGAACGTTATTCCATTATGAAACCTAAACACGTAACCCCTATCTGCTTTATATTTCAACATTAAATCATTTAACATTTGTTGAATAAGCACGTTATTCGTTATGTCGTCCTTTATCTCGTCTTTGATTTCATCCTCAACAACTTCTGTAATCAATGGGCGATAGTAGAACAAAATAAAAGCAATTAGCAAAATAATAATTACTTGCGTTTTCATTTTGCGTAACTGCTCTAAAATGTTCTTTATCTCTTGCATTATAATGGTAATTCAGTTACTACAGGATTATAATCAATTTCAGGCAAAGTCAACAACCACGCATCACATGGAATAGATTCAGCTTGTTGTAAAGTACATCCGTTTACTTCTTCATTTGAGATAAACCAAAGCCCGTTCGCATCTAGTTGTGGATTGAATAATTGACCTTGAAATCCCCATACTTTACCTACAAGGATATTTTTTTGTTCTAGTGTTAATTGTCTTACTTTCATAAATTAAAATGTTGGGTAGAACTTGCCAGCTCCTGCGTTATATAAATCTGTTACTTCTGTTGCTGTTAACTCTTTTGACCACATATAAATTTCATCTAGTTTACCCGAAGCATAATTATACAATATTCCACCATCATTGATTGCCCCAATTAAAGAAAAATTAGAAAGATAATTTTGATCTGTAACTACAGAATCAGATGCAACTAATGTTCCATTTATATACATTTTTGTTGATGTTACAGATTTTCTAACTATACTAATATTATACCATGTATTTGTAGAAATGGTATAACTTAAATCACTATATGTAACGTTGTCTTTAAATGTTTTAAAATTGATTGCTGTACCTGTATTTTGAATAGCCCACCCTCTTTTTCCTGCAACATTTGAATAACAATCGATTAAAGATTGAAATGAAGTAGATGATGTATTATACCAAAAACTAATACTAAAATCAGATATAAATTTAAAAACATCTGCTGAGTAATTAATATAAGAAGTTGTGCCATTAAAAGTAAAAGCATTACCACTCTTTCCAGCACTATATGTCAATCCACCAATAGCAGTTCCATTTGCAAAAGTACCAAGTACAGAATCGTTTGCGTTGTTTTCAGCTTTGTAAACAACATACAAATCAGTAAGGAATGGGCTTAAAGCAGCACCCCCCTTCATAACAGTAGCCTTTAACGTTGGAACGTGATTATTAAGTATTCCGTATCCGTACATCATACTACCCTAGAATAAGATTAACCGAACCGCTTGTTAATTTCACACCACTGAATAATACACCAGCTCCTGTAATCAACGCGCCAGCTTTTACTGCAGTTCCAGGAGTAGTAATGTATGTAGATTTAACATCTGTGCCACCAACTTTAATTGCATTGAAAACCGTATCTTCTAACACGAAAATTCCAGCAATTGTAGCAGTTACTTCCGTTGTATCATTAACTAATTTAGTCCCTTTCGTAGCAACTAATCTATCTAAATTTGGTAAACTCATATCTTATTTTATTATTTTGATTTCTAATATTGTATTTGTAAGCAATCCGTCTGCAACGGTTGACGCTGTACAATTTGTAATATCTAATTGAGTAGTGCTTGTAACTACAACACCAGCGGATAAATCTAGTATGTTATCTCCTAGCGTTATTTGACAAAATGTTTTGTTAGATGTAAATAAAGCACTAGATGATGTTAACCTATAATTACCAACGCTCAACCTTGACCATGTAAATGTTTGTGTAACCTCGTCCGTGTAACTATAATTAACAGTTGGAGCAGATGTACCCGTTTGACTTATGTTAAACATTACCGTTTTAAATGGTCTTATATTTGCACCTGTAACAGACTTAGTGTCGTATGTAGCTCCGTTATAATCTGAAACAATCAACAAATCATCATCATGTAACTGTGACGCCTTTGCTGTTAGTTCGCTTATCTTTTTGTTTGCCATCTTTATTTATCTTCTTTAGATATAACTCTAATTTAATAACATTGTTTTGTTTAGGCTTGTAAACCTCTCTAATCATATATACCAATTTGATAAATAATTCTTTTTTTGTGGCACAACATCTCCATTAGTGTTGGTTTGATACTCAGGAAATAACGCTTCATTATCACACATATAATCTAAGAATCTTTGCGCGTAATTCTCTGCAATACGTTTCTCTTTCTCAACCAAATAATCAACCTCCTCTTTGCTTACTATTTCAGCATTCTCAGAACTATGCTTATACAATCCTTTATTAGAAATCGAATACGCTGCGAATGGTAAATATTCAACCATCGTAAAGTGGATCAACATCGGTTTAAGATACGTATTTACTAATGTAGCATATTTACCTTTTAACGTACTTGCTGCGATATCATTCTTAATTTTGGTCATTAGGTCAGTACCTACGTATTGCAATACCCAAATATCTTGAGCTATCTTTATGAACTGTATTACCTTATCCGTATCAACATTACCATTTAATGCCGTATACGCTTGTAAATCTGCTTTCCCTATTAGTAATGCTTCTGCCATTAGTTGAATCGTTTATTTGTTGGTAAGAATCCATTGTACGGCATATCTGTTGGTCTTTGATATACACGTTTGTCATTCGTTGGTGCAATTTCACCAGCTTTTCTAACCTTAGCTGGTGTAAGTGTTTTTGATATTTCTTGAGCTATTGGTGAATTAGCATCAGATTTACGTAAATACGTTTCTCTCATCCATTTATGATGGCAATCTCCACCGCCCTTGTACAACCAAATTGAGTATGTATCTGCACCTTCTGGTCCCCATCCTTCATTTACTGCTTGTGAACCCATTGCAATAATATCTTCTTTACGATATATCTTATTTAATTGTACCATTTTCTTGCAAAAGTCTCTAGTGTTATCAGAAACTCCTCCAACATATCTATATCTATGCTTGAAAACAGCACCGTCTTGGTCTGACTTTATGTTAGGTCTTGCTGTTCCTGTAGAAACTAGATTAACAATTTTAGATAATAACGTTTTTTTAGGTGAATTTAACGCTTCTAATTCAGCATCTAACTCATCCTCTAAGTCATAATCAACCTCTCTGCTATCTATTCTTATGTATTCGTGTCCATCAATCCACTCAATATGATCTTCAGCACTCATTTCAACACCTGTTTCTTCTGCTACTTGATCCGTAGATTGTGCATTTGATAAGTCTACAAATTCCAAAGGTTGCAAAGTCTTGAAATATAGCTTCAAAGAAACACCATTGAAAGCTAAAATACTATCTAATGCTTCAAGAATTACCTCTTGTTTTGGTCTTATTACCATGTTATCAAACAAAATAACACTATTCTTCAACTCATCTGCATTTGCACTAAATCCTGTAGTTGTAGCAATACCAAATATAAGTGGTGAAGTTACGCAATGCCCTGTTAATATCTTACTTCTGCACTCGTCTGATAAATATTGGTAATGTTCAGGCGCATCGTTTAAAGGTACTGAATCAATTGTAGTCTTCTTAGCTTCAT